TCCTACTGAGAAAGATAAAGAAAACCTACTACGTCTTGCAGAAGCATTAGAAAAAGTAAGAGAGGTTTTAGGAAATAACCCTATTAAAATCTCTAGTGGCTATCGTAGTCTAAAGTTAAACAGGGCTGTTAAAAGCAGGGACACGTCCTATCATACAAGGGGCTTGGCTGTAGACTTTACATGTCCTAGATATGGTAGTGTACCAAATGTTATGAGAGCTATAGCAGACTCTGACATTGAGTTTGACCAACTTATATTAGAGTTTGACTCATGGATTCATTTAGGATTTGCAGAGAAGGATATTAAACCTAGGAAGCAAAAGTTAGTGATTAATAAACAAGGTGTATCCCTGTATATTTAAGGAAAGTTATTATGAAGAAAGATTCTAGATTAGAAAGAGCAGGTGTAGAGGGTTTTAACAAACCCAAACGTACCCCAGGACATGCTACAAAGTCTCATGTTGTTGTAGCTAAAGAAGGTGATAAAGTAAAGACCATTCGCTTTGGACAACAGGGTGTTAGTGGGGCAGGTAAGAACCCATCTTCTGCTTCTGAGAAAGCTAGAAAGAAATCTTTTAAAGCACGACATGCTAGTAATATTTCTAAAGGTAAAATGTCTGCTGCTTACTGGGCAGATAAGGTTAAATGGTAATAATATTACTTGACAAATATCTAAATATTTGTTATAATGTTTATAAGACTATAGGAAAGTATAATGACTTATTTAGAAATTGTCAATAGTGTTTTACGAAGATTAAGAGAAAATGAAGTTTCTTCTGTGCAAGAGACTCCTTATGCTATCCTAATAGGTGACTTAGTTAATGTTGTAAAGCGTGAAGTAGAGGATGCTTGGGACTGGTCTGCACTACGAACAACCCTTTCTGCTATTACAGCAGACTCTTTATTTAACTATGTGTTAGAGGGTTCTACAACTCGCATCCGCATCTTAGATGTATTTAACGACACTGATGATGTTGTTATGGCACAGCGAAGCACTAAGTGGTTTGACCAGCAGTTTCTCCTAGCTGACACTCAAGCAGGTTCTCCACTATATTACAACTTTAATGGTGTAGATAATAATGGTGATACTCAAATTGATATTTACCCTATCCCTGACGGTGTGTATGATATTCGTATTAACTGTGTAATTCCACAACCTAAACTTGTAGAAAATGCTACTAGAATTTTAATTCCTTCTGACATTGTTGTTGAGGGTGTGTTGGCTAGAGCTATCTCAGAACGTGGTGATGATGGTGGGTATGCTGAACAAGAGATGCGTTATCGCTCTATGCTAGGTGAGTTTATTGCTATTGAGTCTGGGCAGCGTATGGATGAAGTTACTTGGAGTCCTTATTAATGGCTGGGGCTTTAAAAGCTATAACTAATTCTACACTAGGCTTCTTAGGTTTAAATACTCAAGAGGCTGGTGTTACATTAGATAGTGGTTACGCTACTAAAGCTATTAATTGTATTATTGATAAGAGTGGTCGGCTTGGTAGTCGTAGAGGCTGGCAAATGCTTACCACTAACTCAGGAGATTTAGGCTCTGCATACATTGAAAGTATGTTTGAGTTTATTGATGAGGATAGAATCTCTACAATTCTTTCTGCAGGGGATGGTAAACTATTTTCTGGAACTAGTACATTAACTAGACAACTTGTTTATGGTGCTGAGGCAGGTGGAGCATCTACAGCATTAAGTCCTCAACCAACATTTACTGGAAATAGCTGGCAATTTTGTCAATTAGCAGAAGGTGCTGGTCTTGACGCAGAGATGTATGGCTTTGCGGCACAAAAAGGTAATTCTTTTCTAATCTATAGACGTGAAGACCATGTAGGAACATATAAGTTTCAAACAATAGGTGACTATGGAACTGTGCCTACAGGTGTTACTACCTTTGACCCTGATTGTTGTGTCGCTGCTTTTGGTAGAATATGGGCAGCTGGAATTACTGGGGCTAAGTCTACTATTTATTATAGTCAATTATTAAATGGAGCTCGTTTTACTGGAACAGGTAGTGGGTTTATTGATGTTGCATCTGTTGTTGGTAACAATGATGAAATTGTTGCTCTTGCTTCTCACAATGGATTCTTAATTGTATTTTGTCGTAATAATATAGTTATCTATGCTAATCCTGATGACCCTACTATTATCTCATTACAAGATGTAATAACAGGTGTTGGATGTATTGCTAGAGACACTGTACAGCCTACTGGTACTGATTTAATATTTTTATCTAATAGTGGTATTAGAAGTTTAAATCGTGTTGTTAATGAAAAGTCGCTTCCAATGCGAGAGTTGTCTATTAATATTAGAGATGACTTAATTAACTACATTGGTGGAGAATCTTTAGTAAACATTAAAAGTATTTATTTTGAACGAGATGCTTTTTATCTATTACTTCTCCCAGGGTTACAGCAGATTATTTACTTTGACTTAAGGCAAGTGCTACAGAATGGTGGAGCTCGTACTACTATATGGACTGACATATTGCCTAAAGCTTTTCTAGCTACTTCTAATAATAAACTTTACTTTGGTGAAGCAGGAGGCATTGGTAATTACTTTGGCTATACTGATAATGGTGCTGGTTATCGTATGGAGTATTTTACACAGAATACAGATATACAACTTCCATACATTCTTAAGTTTTTAAAGAAAGCTAAAGTAATTGTAGTAGCGTCTGGCACTCAAGATATTGTTATTAAGTATGGATTTGATTATGCTACAGTGTTTACATCTAGAACACATACTAAAGACTTTGTAGGTGGGGCATCTGAGTATAACATTGCTGAGTATAACATTGGTGAGTTTACTCCTGGCACAGCTATTAATGAGCTTAACTTAAACTTAGGTGGTAGTGGTAAGGTATTACAATTTGGTGTTGAAGTGCCAATTGAGGGTGCTCCTGTAGCTATTCAACAACTAACTGTCTATTTAAAACTAGGAAAGATGAACTAATATGGCTAATTACGTTAAGGCAACCAACTTCTATGCAAAGGATGCTCTTCTTACTGGAGACCCTGCTAAGATTATTAAAGGCTCGGAGATTGATGCTGAGTATAATGCTATTGCTACGGCTGTAGGCACTAAAGCTGATTTAAATAGTCCTACGTTTACTGGAGTACCTGTTGCTCCTACTGCTGCTTTTGGCACTAATACAACTCAACTAGCTACTACTAAATTTGTACAAGATGCTACAGGCACTATTGCTCTACAAGATGCAGATAGTGTGGCTATTACAGGTGGGTCTATTACTGGCATTACAGATTTAGCTGTAGAAGATGGTGGTACTGGACAATCTACCCTTGCTGCTAATGCCGTGTTAATTGGCAATGGTACTAGTGGTATTACTTCTGTAGCTCCTAGTACATCTGGAAATGTCTTGACATCTAATGGGACAGCTTGGACAAGTGCTGAAAATGGGAGTATTGGTGTTGGACAAACCTGGCAGAATGTTTCTGGTAGTAGAGCAGAAGGGACTACTTACACTAATAATACAGGAAAACCTATTATGGTTTCTTATGGCTTTAATAGTACAAATGGATTTAATAGATTTACGGCTTATGTAGGTAGTGTAGTAGTAGGTGTCCATCAGGAAGTAACTCCATCATCAACCGCAGGTGGTGGTTCGGTAAGCTTTATTGTTCCTGATTCTGCAACGTATAATATTGTAGCTTCTGGAACGTACTCAAGAGCATTTTGGTCTGAATTACGCTAATGACTAAACGAGTAGAAATAGTACCAATAGAGTATGTTCAACAAATATGGGGACAAGTTGGTCACTGGATTGAGGCGGCAATGGACCATGCTAAAGGTGAGTGTACTACTGAGCAGTTAAGAGTTTATTTAGCTAGTGGCACAAATCAATTAATGTTGTTTATTGAGGATGATAAAATCGTAGGAGCTGTGCAATTCTCATGGAATGTTGCCCCTAATGATAGAATATTTTACATTATAGCTATTGGAGGTAAGACATCTCCAGAGCATACTGAGCAAATGTTTAACTGGGCTCGGACAATGGGAGCTACTACAGTAAGAGGTTGTGCTAGAGAAAGTGTTGCAAGACTTTGGAGAATGAAGTATGGCTTTGATGAAATTTATAGAATGGTAGAGAAAAGATTATGTTAAAACTATTGAAAGTATTTTTAAATCCTGCTTTATTAGCTAGTAATTATTTAACCTTTTATGGTGGAGTAGGGGATGCCATATCTGGTGGAGGTAAAGATGGAGGTGGTGCAGGACAAGTAGCTCCATTTAAACCTTGGGCAGTTACTACTCCTGTAGGTGGTACTTCTATTGCTGGTGAGACTGTTACCGCCACTTTATCTCCAGAGCTACAAAGCTTTTATGACATGTATCTACAAGGGGCTAGAGAGGCTGCTCCTAATGCAGGGGCACAAGCTTTTGGTACAAATGTAGGACAATATGGTCAGCAGATGTTTGGAAGTGCTACAGGGATGTCTATTCCTGAAATGTCTGCTAATTATTATCAACAACAACAAAATCTATTAGCTCCTAGTAGGGCACAGGAAGAGGCAAGACTAGCTGACACTTTATTCAAAACAGGTAGAACTGGTGCTGCTGTGGGTATGGGACAAGGGTATATCAATCCTGAGCAGTATGCGTTACTACAGGCTAGAGAACAGCAAAATGCACAACTTGCTTTAGGTGCTGAAGACAGAGCTAGACAAATTCAAAATGCAGACATCCAACAAGCATTGTCATTATTTGGTTTAGGTGAGCAAATTAAAACAGCTCCTTATCAAACTTCTGCTAACATCTTAGGATATGGTACAGGTTTAGCTGGACTACTAAACAATAATATTGGTTATGGTATGCAAGCAGGACAAGCTACTCAAGCAGGAAATATTGCTAATGCTCAAAATGCTATGCAAAGTGAGTCTAACTCTAAAGGGTTATTAGGTGGTTTAGCTAGTGCTGGGGCACAATTTGGAGGTGCTTACATTTCTGGTGGTGGTAGTTTATTTGGTGGGGGTTCAGTCGCTCCTTCTCCTTCTGGATTCTTTCCAGGTGGCTACGTTGTTTAAGGATTTGGAGATTAATTAATGGCACAAAATATAGTAGGAAGTTTGTTTGGACCAACCCCTGAACAATTACAAAGAGAACGGACGCAACAACAAGCAATATTAAGTCAAAATGCTAATAGAGTTTCACCATCTTATGGTATTGGGTATAATGTTGGTACTTTGTTAGGACAAGGTCTTGGTGCTTTGTTTGGTGTAAAAGACCCTGAATTAGAGAGAGCTACTGGAGTGAGAAAAATCCTACAAGATACTCAAAGCCAGTTAGGTGAACAAGCTCAAGATCCCGCTTTACTATTTACTACTTTGCAAGAAAGACTTGCTGAGGCTGGTTTTGGAGAAGAGGCTTCTTTAGCTGCCAAACAAGCTCAACAAGCTAAATTACAGCAAGTTGATATTGCTCGACAAGAAGAACAAGGGGCTTTGTATAAAGCACAAGCATTAAAAGCATTAAGAGAAGATGACCCTAAACAAAAACTATTTTTTGAAATGGCTAAAAATTCTTCTCCACAAGCTGTGGCTAGGGCTATTAATAATGGATATGATTTAGCTCTGCTAGATTCTCCAGAAAAAAATCAATATTCTCCATTGGCTCGCCAACTTATAGATGCTGGTTTTGAGTACGGCTCCCCTGAGTTTATTCAAAAAATGAATGAAGGGATTACTGCGGACATTGCAGGAAAACAACGAGGAGGAGCAACTGAGGTTAATATTAGACTAGGTGCTCAAGAAAAAGGCTTAGAAAATTATGCAAAAAAAGTAGGTGAAAGTGTTGCAGAAGCTGATGTAAACTTAGTAACTCGTGCAGAATCTGCTCCTGAAACTATTTCTAAACTAAATACAACCTTAGCTAGAATTAACGACCCTAAGGCTATAACAGGGATTTTATCTGGTGTACAAACAGATGTACAACGTGTCCTCTCTACTCTAGGAGGTAAAGAAGCTGCTAAGAAAGTAGAAGCAACTCAAGTGTTAGATGCCTTACTCGGTAGTGAAGTTTTTGGGCAAATTCAAGCATTGGGAATTGGGGCAAGAGGTATGGATACCCCTGCAGAACGTGACTTTATTAGAAACGTTATATCAGGTACTACTCAATTAGATGCTTCTAGTTTGGCTGAAATGGTTAAAATTAGGAAAAACATTGAAAAACGCATGATTCAAAGATTCAACAAAAAACTACAATCTGGAGATTTGGATAATTTCCAAGAGTTTTCTGGTAGAAGCCTTCAACCTATTTTTGATGAAAATTCTATTGAAGTTAATGGAGTTATGTTTGAGGTTCCTCCAGGACTTACCCAAGCACAACGAGATTTTTTCATTAAAAAAGCTAAAGAAAAAGGTGCTAAATAACTATGGATTTTGATACTTTTTATAATAGTCTATCTGATGAAGATAAGGCTACGTTTAGTGAGTTAGGGCAACAACAAGAGGCAGTTGCAGAAGTAGTGCCATTTGAAGATTTTATGGCAGAACTTTCACCTAAAGAAAAGCTAATGTTTTTGGAAGGAGGGGCATTAGAGAGGGCTTCTACATTCCAAGAACCTAAATCATTTGACCCTATGGCTCCTGCTGTTGGAGGTATTCTTGGAGCTGGACTAGCTTTAACTCCTTTAGGGGCAGGTGCCAATTTATTCGGCAGGGCGGCTGGTCCTGTTGCTAGAGCAGTTATTGGTGGAGTAGAGGGAACTGCTGCTGGAACCGCTGGAGAGGCTGTTCGTACTGGTGCACAAGACCTTCCTTGGTATTATAGAGAACCTCTTGCAATGGGTTCAGAACTTGCTACAGGTATGGCTAGACCTCTTGCTTCTGAGCTTACTCGATTAGGAACTGCTGCATTGGCTGTTGTTTCTGGTGGGTGGCAAAAAGGTAAAGTTGGGGAGGCTATATTAGGCAGGTCTGAAAGTGATTTGGCAGTAAGAGCTAAACTCTTTGGAGAAGGGTTAATTGAAAAAGGAGTTGCTTCTACTACATCTAGAGAATCTTTAGATAATAAACTTGTTACTGATGTTATTAATAGATTTGGAATTATTCCTGAAGAATCAATACCAATAGGTAAAAAAGCATCTGATGCAGTAAGAAACACTATTTATTCTACATTAGAACAACAAAAACTGCAAAATGTATTTATGAAGAATTCTCCTGAAATTAAAAATGCAATTTCACAATTAAACTCTTTAGCAAGAGATAAAATAATTGATAAGCAACAAGTAAGGGCTGTAGAAGGTTTGTTTAACCGTCAAGTTACGGACCCTCGTCTTTTAAAAGACCCCTTTGAAAAAACTTTAATAAACACTTTACAAAAGGCAAAACCTGAGTTTAATGGGGTTCCTTTAAGTGAAGATACTATAAACATAGTCAGAAAAGCAACCGATGATTATTTATCTAAAATAGGGGAAAATTCTGGAAGAGCTTTCCCTTCATACTCTAATTTAAAATTCTATGAGCAACAAGAAATGGTTGCTAAAGCTATTGATAGTATTCCTGTAGTAATTGGAGATGGATTTTCTGATAAACACATTAAACAAGCTTTAGTAAATATAAATGGGTCTCCTGAAGGACAAAAAGCCCTACTATTAGGAGTTTCTTCTTATTTTAAATCATTACCTCCTAGCCAAGTGCTAACTGAGTGGAATAGAATTAAAGGTAGTTTAAAAGGTATCCCAAGTGTAAGTATAAAATCTTTGGATAGGTCTGTATCAGAGTTTTTAAAACGAGACCCTGAAATGATAGGAGCTAGAGGTCAAGTAGCAAAAGACATTTTAGGAAATGCTGCTAAATCTGCTTTAATTAAAGGACTTGTTCCTGCTGAAGTAGGTAGAGGAGCTTCTGAACTACTTTCTCCTAAGAAAATTACCGAAAATCCTATCTATGCACTCTAATTTGCACACAATCACGTTCTAACGCGTTTTAATAAGAAATTGAGGGGGTAGTGACACCCCCTCTTTTTTAACGCCTCTAAGAGGCTTATTTGCTACTCTTCTGTATTAAATATTTGGTATATTATCCTAATTATCAATAAATCTACAATTAACATAAAACCTAACTCCTCATTATCTACGTCAGGAATCTCAAATCCAACACTGACCCCTGAAATAAATCCCCATCCAAAGCTATGAAATCTCACAAGTACCCCCTGCACAGGCTAAGTTGTCTTTTGCCTCTGTTAAGTCATCATCCTCTACTACCTTAGTTAAATCAATTGCGGCTAGGTGTTTAAACAATTCTTCAAACTCAGCTTCTGTACAATCCTCAAATGGTGCTTGTTGGTATGTACCACCATTGTAAGGTAACACTGAAATACCTGTATAACTATAACGATTGTCCCACATCCAAACACCACAATCTTGCCATTCATCATCTTTTAATGAGATAGTGCAGGATACATTGTGACTATTGCTACCACTAATATGTCCAGTCTTAACCCATTCTAAGTTAAATCGTTTTACTCGCTCTAAAATGTTTTGATAACTTTCTGTTCGCAAGATAGAGCCTTGTGGAGCTTTCTGTGGGAAACTCATAACAGCCTCTAAGTGAGGTTTATGCACACAGTCCTCAATCAATGCTGGAAACTTCTTACTCATGTAAGCATATAAGGGCTCATTTTTACCAACACGCATACGACGAATATAATAGTCATTATGCCAAGCATGGATGCCACTGCTCGAACCCAATACGAGAGAGGTAGTTCCTGCAGGTTTAACAGTAGTAATACGGGCACTGCTATTAATACCAATAAGATTAGCGACACGTTTGTTCTCCTCAATAGTAACTTCTGCTGCCTCTACTAAGTCCAACTTTAACACACCTGCTGAGGCAATTCCTGTCATACTTACACCCAGTAATGCTTCTCGTTCTGTTGTCTCTTTCCACACGTTACGTAAATAATGGAAGTCTGTGTACCCTGCTTGTAGTGTACCTAACAGTGTAGCTGCTTTTACACGAGCATTTAAGTCCTCTTGTGTAGTTACATCTGATACATTGACTTCTACTAAGTTACAATATTGATTGGAGTTTAGGCTAATCTCTGCACATGGGTTAGTGCCAATGTCATAGTCGTTAGTCCAAAACACACCTGGCTCGCCACTACCTGATAGCTCTACCTTTTTCCAAATGTCAAACCACTCTTGCTCTGTAGTCTCCTCACGGTTTAAGATAACTGAGTTGTTTGCACGACCACGTTGTGGGTTTAGTTCCCACCATGAGCCAGACTTAGCAGCCAACATGTCATAGTCATCTTTGTCAAACAAACTAATTAGAGCTGCGCGACGAATACCACCAGATAAGACAGCATCAGCAATGTGGCATACCATATCATGCACTTCAATTGGTTTGAGTTTTCGTCCGACAGAATCATTAAGAACACTACGTAGTTTGTCAAGGCAAAT